GCCGGATCACATCTGGAGATTTTAATGAAAACTATTATTATATTATTAACAGTATTTGGTTTAACTTTCCTATTAGTTGGGTGTTCGGGATTTAATTTTACGTGTAATGACTTTAATAGTGAACTAACTTTAGAAGAGAACGCTAAAAATTTAGAAAGATGTTCAAAGAATCAATTCCAATGGAAAAGAGCTTTTTAATAGATAGCATTTCCATAAAAAGATAAAACAATCATAGCAATTATAAAAAGTGCCATTAAAAAAATAACTATTTTTCTTATCATTTAAACAATTAAGTCTAGAATAGTTTGCAGTTTACCTTTAATAGCTTTATTATTAACAGTATTTTTTAATCCTGCGTGTAAATTTTTTGGCCAACATTCAAACGCAGTCCAACAATATCCTGAATGTTCCTTATTTAATTTTGGTATAAATTCTGCTTCAACAGCAATAAGATATGTATGAAAGAAAAATTTTTGATCATTTGATGTAAACAATTCTAAAGGAATTACTTTTTTAAATCTTGGAGTATCACCAACTTCTTCTTGTATTTCTCTTTTTAATCCTTCAAATGCAGATTCAGTAAAACGTGCTTGTCCACCAACTAATCCCCACAATCCACGTGTTTTAGCATCAGTTCTTTGTACAAATAAAAAACGTTTTGTTACTGTGCAATAAAACAAGGCACCAGAACAAATTATATTTTCTTTCATAAGTTAGTATAACAAGTTATTATGATTTTATCAAGGAGTTGTTGCATCAATTGATGCGTTGTAACCAGGACTAGCACCACCATCTAATACTATTGACCAATTACCAGCAGTATAAATTCCTTCATATGATTTAACCCATTCAGTACCATTAAATCTATACTGTATTCCTGTATGTGTATTTGTAATATAATGTTGTGTAGAGTCTGGATGTGATGCGTCAAATACTTTTAACCATTTGCTTTGAGAAGTATTATATTCAATTATATCACCCACTGAAGCAACCAGTGTTCCCCAAGTTGAACTTTGTACTGTTGCTGTAGAATCACCTATTTGATCTATAATTAAATATCTATCACCATTTGCTGGTGTTGGTGGAGCAAAAGTTGTAGGATTAATAATTTTTAAAACTGCTGTCAATGTATTAGCAGGAATAGTATCTTGATCTATGTTGAATAATAGAAATGTATCATCTAAAGTACTAGTAGCAATTGTTCCAATAATTTCATTTCCGTTTGATTGCATTAATCTTATTTGTGATGTATCATTTCTAACTTTACCATATTGATCTAAAAGGATTTTCCAGTTAACTGGTGGACCAAAAGTTTCAAACGGATCAAAATTACTTGGTGCGTTAGCACCTGTATAGTATCCATCACCGCCACTTGTTGTAGTTGTACCAGTAGTACCTAATAATCTTAATTGGTTTCCTGTAACTAATAAACCAAAATTATTTGGTGTAATATAACTTCTTGTTAACAATGTTCCATCAATTAATCCTGCTGTAATTCCACCATCATCATCATATATGCTCATAATAATTTTTTGTATAACACCTAATTTTGATACTTTAACAGGTGGTGATAACCATATTGGCATAGAAAAAGTTATTGTTGCAATATCAATTTCTGTATCTGCACCTACTGGAATAGTTCTTGAACTAAACGTTGTCCCTGTTAGTTCAACATAACTTAAACTTGTCCAATCAATATAATTGTCTGTTTTTTGTATTTCAAAATCAGGGTTAAACAAATATAAAATTTGTTCCATTATTTGTAATTTTTGATCTGTATTTGTTGTCCAAATATCTGCTGTAACTTCTAATCTAAAAGGAGAAGGCATAACTTTTTCAATTGTATATCCTGCTCCTAATTTATTACTATAAGTTCCATCATCTAGAACATCACGTTCTTTTAAATGTTGTTTTTCAATATGATAAGGATTTTGCATTCTTTCTCTATCATAATTTAATTCTCTAACATACGCGGCAATTCTTGGAGCATACTGTAATGCGTTCTCACTATTATTTCTAATAATGTTTGCAACTTGTCTTGTTGGATCACCATAAACAACCGGTACTGGTCTTAATGTTACAGTATCATCTTTACCTTTTCCTGTTTCCACAGAAAAATTACTCAAAATTCTTATAAATTGAGTTAAAAATTTTCTAATTTGTCCGTCGTAAAAGTGTAACATTTTTAATTGTCAGCCTTTGGTTTTAATGCATCTGATAATGATTGTCTTTGGTCAACTGTTAATCCATTTATTGTAGTAGTATCTGATTCATTAATAAATTTAGTTTTCCAATTTGCTCTTGTATCAGTATTACTCATAGTTATTCTAACAGAATCTTCAATCTTAACCCATCTGGTACCATCAAAACGGAATAATCTATTTGGTAGATAATCTGTTCTTAAGAAATAATCACCGTTGTTAACATTACTTGTAGGAAATGAAATACCAAAACCAGCAGGGTAACCATTTGGTGCAACACCGTCTCCATCTAAATAAAAACCATAATGTGATGCCGCTGGTGTATCTAATACTGCATTTATTGGTTTATCTGAACTAATTCTATCAGTTGAATTAACGTTATCAGTTCTAATATTCCCTCTCTCATCAATTGGTGCAACATAGTATTGTTTGTAATTAAATCCTGATTTGGGTGCATCTTGTTCTGCCTGTGCAACAACTTGATCATTAATAGTCTTTTCTCTATTATATGTTGACATATAACTTGCAAGTGAGCCAGTTGTAGTAGCATCACCGATTATATCTCTAAATTCTTGTGCGTCAACTAATGTTTTCAATTTTAATCTTAATAGGTGTGGCCACCAAGTTTGACTAAACCCTTCCGCCGCTCTGTTCACATCTTCAACAACGTAGTATCTTTTCAATGCAATTGGTATACTTTCATCTAATGAATAATCCTCTTTCATATGAGGGAATTCAATAACGTCTCCAGACATAGGTTTTCTACCTAATCTTTCAACTGAATCATTTAAATGTACTGTCAAAAATATAGTATCATTTTGTAAAAACATACCAAATTGTGATAGATTAAAATCAATATCTTGTACATTGTATATTCCACGTATTGTATAAACATCAGAAGCATATTGTCTGTCTCTATTTTCTAAAAATAGTAAATCCTGTATGGTTCTTTCATTTAAACTATCACCAGAGTACTGTGGATTTGTTGGAGATGCTGGTCCATCTTTATTAGTACTACCTTGATCGTAAGGTCCTAGATATTTGTGAAAGTGTAAACTGGTCCCGCCCACAGTAAACATCTCTTTAATGTTCCTATCAAAGAACTTGTAATCATTGCCTTTTTCTGGCTTAAAAATAGATAATCTTGGCATTCCATACATATTTATTGAATGCACAACTACTATAAATATGTGTATGTCAGAACTTCAAACAGGGCAACAGGAAATATTTGATTACGTAAAAAACAATCTAGGTGAGGGTATGATCGATGTGGAACTAGACCCTAAACACTATCAAACGGCCCTAGAAAGAGCAATCAATAGATATAGACAACGTTCATCAAATGCTGTGGAAGAATCTTATGCTTTTTTAGAATTGCAAGAAAATCAAAATACATATATTCTACCTGACGAAGTTATTAATGTACGAAAATTATTTAGAAGAACTGTAGGTTCCAGAACTGAAGGTGGCGAAGGTGGTACACTATTTGAACCATTCAATTTAGCATACACAAACACATATCTTTTAAGAGCAGGAGCAACTGGTGGTTTAGCAACTTATTATGCTTTTGCTTCTTATCAAGAATTAATAGGTAAATTGTTTGGTTCATTTATACAGTTTCATTATGATGTTGCAACTAAAAAATTAACAATAACACAAAGACCAAGAGCAGATAAAGAAACTGTTTTAATGCATACTGACAATTATAGACCAGATATTACACTATTCAAAGACGTGTATGCAAAACCATGGATCAGAGATTATGCTCTTGCAGTATCTAAAACTATGTTAGGTGAAGCAAGAGGTAAATTTAATACTATTGCTGGACCTCAGGGAGGCACAACGCTTAATGGTGCTGAACTTAAACAACAAGGTACTGCCGAGATGGAAAGATTAGATCTAGAAATTGGCAACTTTGCAGAAGGTGGCACACCACATAGTTTTGTTATAGGTTAATTCACAAACACATCATTTTAAATAAAAGAGGAATGAAAACAGACTCTCGTTATAAAAGATATCGTGATTGTAGCATAGACGAATTAGAAGAAATCGTTAATGATTTGGAAAATATGTCTATTAATGCTTTAAAAAATAAAAAATTGGACATACGTAAAACAATACTTGGTTCAGTAACTGAAGCAAAATTAGAGATTGAAAAACGTCTTAAAAAATAGTATAATCAATTAATGTTAATAGGATTAGTAGGGCCAATTAGTTCTGGCAAAAATACCGTTGCGGAAAGACTGGTAACACATCATGGATATAAACGAGATAGCTTTGCAAAAAGTTTAAAAGATGCTGTTAGTTCGATGTTCAATTGGGATAGAGAAATGCTAGAAGGCAATACCGAATCTAGTAGACATTGGAGAGAACAACCTGATAAATTTTGGAGTGAAAAAATGGGCAAAGAAGTAACACCACGTTGGGTATTACAATACTTTGGTACTGAAGTTATGCGTCAAGGTATGTATGATGCTATATGGGTTGACTCTGTTATTGGAAGATATAAAGGTGAAAATACTGTAATTTCAGATACTAGATTTCAAAACGAAATTAAAACTATTAAAGCACACGGTGGTATAATTGTTCTTGTAAAAAGAGGACCAATTCCAACCAGAGAAGAGATGCAAAAGCGAGGTACACATCAATCTGAATGGGATTGGGTAGGTGCTAACTTTGATTATACTATTGATAATACAAATAGTTTAGAAGGATTAAATGCTAATATAGATCAATTTATTCATCGGCTACAAGATCGCCAATCTTCCAACCAAGGCGTTTAATACTGCCTATTCTTTGACAATTAGCACAAACAGTTTTTAAATTTGTATATGACGTGTTTCTTAAATTTCCATCTACAAAAAATACATCTAATTGTATAGTATCTTGTGCTTTAAAACCACATAATTCACATTTAGATTTCTTACGATAGCCAGATCTTTGTAATGGTGTAACACCACCAATACGTAAGTTTTTCTTTTTACGATTACAAGTATCACATAATTTACGCCAATATACTTTTGATCCTCTGCGATAAGCATACGCTCTTGGCTTTGATTTGCATTGTGTACATAGTGGTCTTGTATCCATATACATTACTTACGT